GTCCAAGAATTTTGCCCTCTAGTCTCTGTAGTCATAGCTCTTCTAGCATTAGGGCTAAACATTCTAGAGTGATTTTGCCAAGCTATCTCTTCTCCTATAACACCAAATCCATTTCCTAACTCTGTATGTCCGTAATAATCATGAACTGCTCTAAATAAATCATTAACAAGTAATGGCTTACCATTTACATCCACCTGTTCAGTTGGTCTTAATAAAGGATTGTCTTGCATAGCCTTTTCTGAAATCTCAGCTTCACCATAACCCTCTAGTGTTGAGTATATATATAGATGATTATTATCTCTAACATCTTTAATCATTTGGTCACTATTAGCATAAGGCTCACCTGTGCCTTCCCATATCTCTACCTCAACACCATCACTAATCATTTGATTGTACTGCATTTGCACCTCTTTAGATAAAGCTTCATAGGCACTTTTTGTTTTAGGATCCTCAGGATTATTTTCCATAGAGTCATACGCATCAGCTATTCTTTTAGATCTTTCTTCATCTCTTTTATCATCTACTTGTGGAGGTGTGTAATCTATACCTAAATTTTTTGCGTTTTTAGCTATATAGTCTTTTGTTGATTGAGCTGTCCCTGGATTAGGTTCGTTAAATACTCTTTGTCCAGCAGGAACATTTATTGAATTACCCGTAGAACTTTTTGTTGATCCTTTAAGATCTACTGACTCCCATGACTGTGTTTTAGGATTCCACCTTTCAATAGAAGATATATCATCTATAGTGTAACCACCCATCATCCAACCTTCTTTTTCTGTTTTTCTATTAAAAACACTTCCCTTTACCTCACTGTCAAATTTATTTTTATTTTTAAAGGATATTCTATAAACTCCTTGACCATCTTTGTTTAACCAAGCAGCAGCTTGTCTCGACATTGGATCAGTAGAAACATCTACGTAGTCTCCTATTTTTCTAACGCCAGATATTCTTTCTCCTGATAAAGCATTATCAACTTCAGTTTTATTTACTATTCTATATAAAGGTTCTCTTTTTTTAACCTTTATTCCATATTCTTCCAACTCCTTTATTACCTCTTTGTGTCTTGGATGGCTGGGGTCTCTAGCAATTCTAGTTATCTCCTTTATTTCTACAAGATTTGGGTCTTCAGACTCCATAGGATCTATTGACCCTTCTGGATCTGATTTTTTATTTAATGTGTTTTCAGCAAAATTAGACACCTCTTTATCATTTTCAACAACAACCTCAACATCCTTTCTATCTAATCCACCTTCGTTTATAAACTTAATTATATCTTCTTTACTTACACTATTACCATCTACAGAGTAAACTGGAGATCCTGGATCCACTAAAACAGTTGTGGGCTGACCATTAATAATTACAGTCTTTGTTTCAGGAGCTGTAAAGTTTGGATCCACCTCTTGATCAAGTTTAAATAAAGCCGCTTCAGAAGTTTCTTCCCAAGTCATGTTTTCAAACATGTCAATCTGCTC